GATTTGCGCCAGTGTCTCCCCGGCCTTGCGCAGCGAATAGTTGGGGTCGATGCCACTGGACTTAACGATCTCGGTCCCCAGGAGTGCCCCACCCGCAATCGCTCCGCCATAGACGCCTGCGCGTCCCAGCGTGCCCGCGCTGACCTTGGGCAATCCTAAACTACCCGCGAACTTACCGATCATGGGCAGGTTGCCCACCACCCGTCCCGACTGCGACACCGCTACAATCGCGGTCAACGTCGCCGCCAGTTTCAGCAGGTCGGGGTGCAGCTCGCGCACGGTGCGCAGCATGTCGTTCAGACCCCAGGTGATGTCGGACAGGGCGTCGCGCATGGGCATGAAGCCGGTCGCCAGCGTCTCTTGCAGTTCCGACTTCAGAGTCTTGAACGCATTCGTCTCACGTCCGACTTCAGCCAACCGCTCGGTGGTGACGCCGAGTTGGCCCAGGTACTCGTCCAACAGGTCAAAGGCGATCTTGACATCCCCGTTGGCCAAGTCCAGGATTTCTTTCAGCTTCTCGCGGTTGAGGTTGAAGACGCGGGTCAGCGACATATACTGCCCGACACTGAACTCGCGCAGAGCAAAGCCCGCCCGGTTGGCCATTTCAGGCAACAGAGTCGCCAACTTCTGCGAGATAATGGTCGCTTGGGACAGTTCGGCGGTCGTACCCTTGACGGCGGGGATCAGCTCGGTGGCGTTGCGCAGCACTTCCAGAAACGGCTGGTTGAGCTTTTCTGCCAGGTCGCGCAGCCGTTCCATCTCGGCATTCGACTTGCGCTGGTCGCCGTAGAACAACTTGAACTGCGCGCGGAGCACCTTGATGTCCTGCGCGGTGGTGAGACCGAGACCGACGGTCGCCGTGGCCGCTGCGCCGACGGCGGTCATGCGACGGTCCCATACTGCCGCCCGTTCTTCTGCCAGTTGCTTTTCGATCTTCAAGGCTTCGGTCGCGGCGCGTTGGCGAGACTTGAGTTCCTGCTCGGCGGCACGCACCCGCGCACGGGTTGCTTCAGTTTGGGCTTTGATCTGGGTCTGCTGTTCCCGCTGCTGGGCTTTGAGGGCATCTTTTTCTATCGTGGCCTGATGCTTAAGCGCCGCTTCGATTTCCCGGACTTGGGCCTGACGGGTCGCCTGTTCGGCTTTGGTGGCGGCGGATAATTCCAGGGCGTGGGCACGCAGCGCATCGCGTTCAATCGCCGCCTGGTGTTTCAGGGCGGCTTCAATCTCACGGATTTGGGCGCGGCGGTCTTCGGTTTCCTGCTTATTGGCCGCACGGGCTTCTTGGGCACGCGCCTTGAGCGTTTCGCGGTAATCCAGCAGAGCGATTTTGTTGGCTTGTTTGAGGTTTTCGAGATCAACTTTAGCCATCTGGGCGGCGGCTTTGGACACGTCGCCCAGATTCTTGCGCACCGCATCCGAGAGCGCCTTGCTTTCCTTCAGGATGGCGGAACGAGCCGCTGCAAAACTGGACGTATCAATCGTGATACGTCCTTGCGCATTGCCGACCGAGTTGCCCGTACCCTCGGCTCCCTTGGAAGACCAGCCCATCTGGTCGAACACACTCATGTGCGGATTACTCCAAACATCCCAGTGAGCCAGTCCAGGGCCTCTTGCTTGTCCGGCTCGTCGCCCAACACCTCGGCCAAGGTGTGTTTGTAGTGTCCTTTATCGTCAGTCTCGTTCAACAGCCCTTCGACGTGCCGCCCAAACCAGGAGACCGCGCGATCAAACTGGAAGGCTGTCCACCACCCGTCCAGCCCCGTCTTCGCTGTCGCCCACGCCCGCAGGTTCAGCAGGTGGCTCGCTGGCTGGTAGGTGTCCTTCTGGAGACACCACACCGTCCAGAGTGCTTTCTTGTTGGCGACGAAAGCGTTCCAAGTCGCGTGTCGCGATCCCCAGCAGGTGGTAGACGAACTCCTTGTCCTCGAACAGCACATCGTTGATGCTGATCTGGCTGTCTGAGACGGGCGGGTCCACGATTTGCGGTTCCACGAACGCGCAGCGGCACACCGAGTTGAGGATATTGATGTACTGTTGCAGGTCCGCGATTTTGTCAGGCAGCATGGCCTCGACATCCTTCTTGCCCTCCATGATGTCGGCGATAATGGGCGTCAAACTGTCCATGATCTTGCCGGTCATCACGAAGAAGTCAAACTGGACGCCTCTCAACCGCGCCACTCGACCGGAGGGGAGCCGATACAGCACCCCCTCCGATTCTTTCCGCCATTCGCTGGGCGGTGTCAATGCTAACTGGTCAACCATTGCAACCCTCTTCTAGACTACGTGGGTGGGATGGTAACAGCCGTCGCCGTCGCGTGGTGGATGAGCTTCATCACGCCGTAGACGGTCGATTCATAATGGGCACGCGCCGACACGTTCTCTTCGATGTACGCGCCCTTGGCCATCGAGAAGTTCAAGCCCGACATGAGCTTGACTTTGGGAATGAACAGCCACATATCGCCGCCGCCCGTGGTCTTATCGACCCGCCCGCAGATGGCGAAGTAGGGCATGTTATCCCGCCCGAAGATCATGCTTTCGGTGTTGGTGCTGACCGTGTTGGTAACGCCGGTCAGGATGGCCAGGACGTCGTTGTCTTTGAGACCGAAGCCCAGCGTGATGTTGGCCGCCTGGATTTTGGAGTGGCTGTCGGTGATGATGTCATCGCCTTCCAGTTCGCCGCTCTCCATGTCCAGTTCGACCCCGAAGACCTTCACGGACTCCACGTCCAGCGCCGTCCCATAACTCTGGGCGGCATTCCAGACGGCGATCTTGGCGTCCGACAGGCCGTACATGAAACTTTGCGTAATTGCCATTGTCTTCTCCTATCCTATCGCCCGGATCGCGAAGTCCGACCGGATCATTAGGGCATTCTCTAACGCTTCGTCACGCTGCTGGGTCAGGATGTTGCCCGCCCAGTGCGGGATGAACTTGCTACTCCCGATCATCTTGCCGTGCAGCAACACTTTGGCACGACTTCGGGCACTCTCGATGGCGGTGTAATCGTTATCCCCGTCATCGTAAAACCACAACTCGACCACCTGCCGGTAACTTACGTCCTGGGTCTGGTCGTCATCTATCGCGCCGTCCGGCACTTCCTCACGGCCTTTGACCAGGCAGCAGGGCTTCAGTAAGCCCGTAGTCGCATCGAACGGGGCATTGGCGATCAGACGGGTAATCCCGTTGCGACCAGTTTGTTTATAGGTGAACACGCCAC